GAATGTAGGGGTGGATTAAGTTGTCATCGACTGTGGTCCCCAATGCCGTGTCCCGCTTTACTCGTCCGGGACTGACGAAATAGACTTGACTCATTTCAAACTTGCTCTGTTAGGCATTTGATTTGGGGCTTCGCGCTCGATACCTACACCTGGGACGTATGGGTTTGCACCGACCCGCTTCATCACCTCATCCCATTCCGCCGCCAACTCCTCACGCGAAAGCGTCTGGTCGGCTTGCGAAGCGTAGATGACCCTAACCCACCCATGTCTACAGTATTTTCCGCCCTTAAATTCCCAAATGGAATAACGGTCTTCTCCGGCGGCGGCAAAATCTTCATTAACTCCGTCATCGCCCATGTCCTGAATATCCTCATACCGATACTTTGCGCCCTGGTCGGCGAGTCGCATCATGTCCTCGCAAAACTCCCGCGACCCATATTGGCGCGGTGTGTCGTCCGTCTGTTTGTACTCGTAGCGCAGGGCGAATTGCGTCCCGTCGGGTCCGGTCACGTCACCCCACTCCGAAGGCTCTTCAAAGTTGGCGTACTCGTTGTAGAAGTATTGCCGTTCGTGGATGCGCCGATCCACCTTGTGGTCGTCTACGGTTTCGCGCTTCACCTCCACCCACCCCTCCGGCATCGGGGACGCTTTGAACTTGAGGCGATTCAACCACACTTGCCCCTGACCTTCGCTAATCTTTTTCTCGGAACTCATCTGCACCGCCGGAGCCACGCGAGGTTCTTCCTTCTTCTCCATGAAAGCCGCCGGAACAAGTTTCTTGAACTCAATCGGCAAGACGATGTTGTTGACCGAAAGCAGCGGACGCAAGTTTTGGACTATGTGTTCTTGCATAGGCTGAATGACCGTGTGGTAAAACAGGTCATAGCCATCGCGCATCTCGTCCGCGTTGGAGCCAAACCCTCCGCCCTCATCTCGGATGCCAAACAGCAACGGAGAGGTGACCCTGTGTCCAGACAGAATCTTGGTCACCACCTCACTCGACATGAACGCATAGACCTGTTGTGGGTCGGTGGGTTGGAACGACTCGATAGTCGGTGCGTTCTCGGATGAGTCGTTGAACGTCATCAAGAACTTCCCGGCGTTGGTCGCCCCGCCGAACTTGTCGTATATCAGCCTTTCCAGGTCAGACCTCTCCTCACTCGACGGAACGCCGTTATTGAAATTTAATATGAGGCTTGGCATCAATCCGTTGCGGATGTTAGCCAAGTGGAACTCGCTAATCTCTCGGTCGAGGTCTATGTACCGCTGACTTCCGATGTAGTCGCACACCCCGTAGTAGTGACTGATTGGACTGTACTGCTTGATGTGTAGCACTTGGCTTGCCGCCGTCCGATCTTGGGTATCAAATGCCGGAATGGGTTGCGGCTCTTTGCGACCCTGCGTGACCTCCGCCCAATTGTCGGAGTAATAGAAGACCTCCACTTCTCCGTCATCGTTCACTTGCCCAGAGCGCAGGTTGGCGGACGGCAGGTGATGCACCTCCGCAATCTTGCTGCGGTCGGCGGAGTAAATCACATTCAAGTAGCCTTGACCGTACAACTTGTAGTCGAAGCACAGGCGGCGCAAACAGGTCTTGTCCGAAAACAAGGCTTGCAGATTCAGGTATTGGTCAACGTGCTTGTCCTCCTCTGGGCTGCCCAAGCCATGACCGTATATCATGTCCGCTACGCCCTTGACCACCGCGCTATGGATGGCTGATCCCGTGTACAACGCCTCCAAGTAGTGCGGGTACATATTGTCCTCGCCCATCTTGACGTAGGGGCGGTGCGCGTCTGCTATTTCTACGAACTCAGGTTGCGCCCGGTTCGCGTAGTCAAACATATTGAAATGAAACTTCTTGTCACTCATAGATATGATACGTGTCCGTGTCGCCGCTCGTGTAATCGTATGGGCTGTTCGCGACTGTCTTACTTGCGGGTTGCGCCCACGCCAAAATAGTCGTTAACGCCGTTCCTCCCACAGCCTGACGCAACTCAAACAACCACATCCCCGCAGCCCAGTCTCTGGTCTGCAAAGTAAATTGGACGTAGCGATTGTTGCTCGTGGAAAAGGGCAAGGGGAACGCATTGTATTTCTCCTCTCCGGTCGCCTGATGTTTCGCAAACCAATTCAGAAAGTTAGGGTAGTACGAACTTTGACCTGAGCGATATTCACCACACCGCATGGTTACCAACGTGTCTTTATTTGTGTCCAGAATAATCATAAGCAGATAGAAATAAAAAGGGGGCGACCTTTGCCACCCCCCTTTCCTTAACCAAATAAACCTGTGAAACAGGAACGCCTTGCCGCGTTAGGTTACCAACGTGGCTCCTGTCATACCTGTAATGATGGATGCCGTTGGATACGTTGGTGCGGGTGTGCCAAAGTAGGTCAACCGCTCCCGACCCTGCATCTCCAAACGCGATCCGCTGAAATCTCCGTACCCCGCCCCCGTCTCCGTGGTAAGGGTAGTCGTCTCCATGCCATTGCCTACGCCGAGGACGTACAGAATGTCGTTGGATGTTTGGACAATGACCGTGCGCGGACCGTAGGCGATGTTCGCCAAGTTGATGTGATCCGTGGCATTCTGATACTGGAACACCGCCGTTAGGCTCTGCTCCACCATCGTCGTTCCGTTGGCACTGTCGTGTTGTTGCGTAATCGTCAGCGAACTCAACTCGCGCTTCAATGCAAACTCGTAAAAGTTGATTGTCGCCGCACTGTCGAGAATCGTGATTGTGTTGTCCGTTGCAGCTGCAAAGCCACCCGTGCTGATTTCGTAGTCAACAGCTACGTCTTCCGAGATGAAGATGGAACGGAGTCCACCGACAACCCGACCGCAGTCAATTGAAAAACCTCCTGATAGTTGACAACTCATAGCGCGGGATTAAGCAGGGAGAATAGCGGCGGTGCTGCCGACGAACACCTCCTCTGGTGTGCCGACTTGCATTCCGAGTCCGAAACGCATGGACACGCGCACGTTGTCTGATCCGTCAAATTGGTAGATTGGGACGTAGGTCACTTGCGTGTAGTCCGTGCGCAGGTTGGAGCCAACAAACAAGTTGGAGGTGCAAGCCAAAACGATTGCATCGTTAGGCATACCTGGACACTTGTAAATCGGAAGACCCAAGAAGTTGGGGTTACCGATGTTTTGGTTGGTCACCTGATTGTTGTAACCCTGACCGTCCGCGAACGAGCCGCCTCCGCCTGCAAGCGTCAACGCCTGCAAGTACAGGCTGAACGTCTTGGGGTTGACGTAGAACGCCAAATCCGGCTTGGACATCAACTGCGGCTTCTTGGAAGCGCATGAGGAGTACACCGCGTTCATGCCCTCGATGACATTGGTGTTATTAATTTGCGTGACTGCCACGCCGTTGGTCTTGCCCGCCCCGCTGTAATCGCCAGCCAATGCTCCGCACACCAAAATTCCTGCACCGAATCCGGCTCGGTCGAATGTGCCGTCATTCGAAAGGAAACCGATCGGGTTTGTTCCACCGCCCGAAGCGTAGTCGTAACCCGTCCACAACTGATTCTCCACGCCTTCCGCAGTCTTCGCTGCGACTTGCGCCAGAATAAAGTTGCGGAACTCCGGAGTGGAGAAGTCGCTGTTCCGAGTGCCTTTGACACTGTTCCATGTTGGAAGCATACGTGCGCGACACAACTGCTCATTGATTTGGTAATCCTTGAGAGTCAGAACGCGCTCGTCAACGGTGACGCTATCGCCATCATTGAAATCGCACGTTGCCTCTTGGATCAAGTCGTCCGCAATGGAGGCTCCGGTGACGACTGCCTTGTTCGACAGACCATCCAATTGGGTCACCCAATTGTTAGCCAAAGTGTCGCCCGCCTTGAGTGCCGGAGCGATGAAGAAATCTGCTTCCTCACCCGAATACGTGGTCGCCGGGTCGATAGCAGGGTTTGTGAACTCCCTGCGCTTGGCGCGGGAGAGTTGGTAGCTGTTGTAACTCATCAGAACGTGTGCTTGAGCATTGCCATGACCCGATCTTTCGGACCACCTTGGGTCGGCACTTGAGACGGAGCCGACTTTTCCGTTTGGGGTGCGGTGTTCAACCGCGTTGCACCAGGTTGTGCGCCGAGTTGGGTCAACTGATTCCGCAACTCGCGAATTTCACGGCGTTGACGGCGCAGCTGACGCTCCATCCGATCCGCACCGAAGTTCATGCGGTCACGCGATGGGCGACCAGACGCTCGGAAATCCCGGCGCAAGCCTGAATCTCTGCGTGGGCGGCGTTCTGCGCTCATTCCCCGACGACGAGGTGCGCTGCCACCCATGCGGCGTGATCCGCCACGGCTACCGCCGTGACCCATGCGGCGAGAGCCACCGCGTCCGTAGGCTCCGCGCCGTGCGCGGGATGCTTCTACTTTTTGTTCCTCACCGGAGGACTCTGCTCCGGTGGATTCAATCAAATCCATTGCCATTTGGTGGATTGCTTCTGCTTGTTCTGCCGATAGCCCCATCTCGGTCAGTAGTGCGACAAATTGCTCATGGGAGTCTGGGGCGGACTCCGTAGACTCTTCGGTCGTTACCGTGGTCTCCTCGACCACCTCTTCTTCAAAACGCCTTTTCATCAGTACAAGTTTAGGCTTGTTCACTCACGATCCGGAGATGGCACACGCCGACTTTATCAACCGTAATATTTCGCCTCGTCTATAAGGTCGAGGAAGTACAATTCCTCGTCTGCCGTCATGTACAGCGGAACGTAGTTTCGGAACAACTCTTCGGCTTGCGCGTACTCCGCATCAACAATGTGACTTTCAATGACTCCAATGACGTGCATGAATTCCTCGTCAAAGGAGTAGTCAATGCGCCACTCGTCCAGAACACTATAGATTTCCTCATCCGCCCCGGTAGTCCAAATGTCAATGATTCGTTTGATTAAACTCACGGTGCGCCGAAGTAATCGAGGATGTCGTCGATGCAATCCTTCGTGTACATCGCCATCTTCGACGACATACGGCTCGTGTCGTCATACACTGCGTCGATGACATCGACCATATCAATCAGGGCATCGGATTCGAGAAACGCATTAATCAATTCGGCAACGACCTGCTCATCAAAAGTGGTCATGGACTGTTCCCACGTCTGATGTAGACCGTCGAGGACTTCGTCCCGACTAATGTTGGAATAGGTGCGCATCAGAATCCGAATCCACCTCCGTTAACCACCAACTCCATCTGCGTCCGACCCGTGGGGTTTTCCTCGGTCGTCGCCCAAACCATCTTGCTGTGACCGCTCACGTAGATCAGAGTAATAGGTTCGTTGCCGATGTAGCCGTCATCAAGTTCTCGCAAGGAGTACACCAAGTCGTCAAACTGATCCGTGCCTTCTTCCACCTCGTACCCTTCCGAGTCGTAGGCGTGGAGTTCTCCGAGGCTCGCGGTCTCGCGAAAGTTGTATCTCTTGTTCATGCTCGTTCGTTTGTCAAGTCGTCATTGACGTGATCCGCAATGTCACGCCAATCAATTTCGCTGATGCTCGCGTTCACCATGTCCGAAATGATTCCATTTCGAGACGGCATATCGCTATCGACCATCTCATCAAAGAGGTCTTGACACCACTCCGCGCTGACTTCGGACATTTCCTGATCCAACGCCGTTTCCAGAAAGTAATTCGTGAACTCCCACACGTTGACCAACCACGTTTCGTAGTTAGCCCATCCGTTGTACCCGAACTCGTGTCGGCGCGATTCGCTTTTAGTCTTCATTTGCTGCTTCCGTGATGCTCGTCCAATCGACCTCTGACAAGAAGCCTGCGACGATGTGTTCCAAAAAGTTGTCTGCCCTGATGCCGTCATACACCGCTTCAGTAACGAACTCTTCTACTTCGTCTCTGCTGTATTTGTGACCGACTTCGCGGTGATTAGCCATATCGTCCACCCAATACAAGGCTACGCTCCACGTCTCCCAATTGCGCCATCCGTTGTACCCCAACTCTTGGCGTTTCGCCGTCCGCTTGTCTTGGCTCATTTCAGTCTTGCCTTGTTTGATTTCCAATAACTTCTTGTAGTACGAAGTTAGAAGGCTACTTCGCAAACTATCTGCGGATTCGCCTTGTTCTTCAACAACCTCTTCGGTCTCCTCCAAAATCTCCCCGTCATACTCGGTCAGCACCGCGCCGACCACTTTGAGTTTTACTCCGCCCTCGGTCTCATACGACCCGTCGCCAATCTCGCTTGGCTGACCCTCTTCATCCAAGGTGTAAACCTGGACGCCGGGGGCAAACGCTTCTGCGTCCGTGGCAATCACATTGCCTTGGGTCAAGTTGGCTTCTTGGTAGAGGTTCAACCTCTTCAACCAACCTCGAACGCTACTCATCAATTTCTTCATCGTTTGGCTCTCCGGATTGGTGCGCTGACTCATAGACACTAACCTGTCCACAAAGTAACCTTCAATTGAGAAACCGCGCACCTCGCCAGACTTGACCGACTCCCAAACCTCATCGTTGTCCACGCGCACCCGCACCATCCACGTCCCGGCGGGGACCG